CGTGCGGATCGCGCCGAACGCCACCCGGTAAGGCGCCGTGATCGCCTGGACGACCGGGTGCCGCCACGCGGCGAGCATGGCGCCGACGATCCCCTGGACCGCGTTTGCCACGGCGTCCGCGGCGCTCTTCACGGCGTTGAACGCGCCTTGGACGACGGACCGGAACGTGGCGCTCCGCTGGTAGGCGACGACCAGGCCCGCGGCCAGCAGCGCGATCGCCGTCACCACAAGGATGATCGGGTTCGCGCGCATGACGGCGTTAAGCGCCGTCATGGCGGCTGTCTTGACCTTGATGGCGAGCGTGGTCAGGCCGAGCTTGCCGGCGAGCGCCGACAGCAGCGGGCCCGCGAAGTTTGCGACCGCGGACGCCAGGTCCCCTAGGCCGGTCAGGAACAGCACCATGTCCCCGTTCCGGACGCCGGCCATAGTGTCGCCCACGCCCGTAAACGCATCGCGCAGGCCGATGATCCGCTGTTCGCCGCGGTCGGCGCCGTCCGAAATGTCGTCCAGGCTCCGCCGGCTCTTCTGCGCCGACCCGTCGAACCGGCTGGACATGCTCTTGCCGGCGTCGTCCACCCGGTCCGAGAGCTTGTCCGCGTCGTCCCCGACCGCTTTCAGTGTCTTTGTGAGCTTGTCCGCGTCCCCCGCGAACGTGAGGGTCACCTGATTTTTGGACGCCATGTCAGCTCACCGCCAGGCCGGCGCCGGTCACCAGGTCGTCCATGCCGCGCTCCAGCTCCGTGACGAACCACGCCCGCCGGTTCCGGAACGTGGCGTAGATGTAGCGGCCATCGCGCAGGAACGGCCGGTAGATGCGCCGGCCCTCACCGACGCGCCCGCCGAAATCCAGCCACGGGTAATGCGGCGCTCGCGCGCCCCCGCCGGCCACCTTCGCGGCAGTCTGCGAGGACAGCACCCGGACCGAACCGCGGGCGCGGCCGGAGCGTGACGTGACGCCCTGGCGGGCGCCGCCGGCCACCACGTCCGCGGCCCGATTGAACACGACGCGGAGCTGCTTTTGCGACTCCCCGTCCATGTCCTTTAGCGCCTTGCGGAACTCCGTCAGGCCCTTGACCTTGATCGGGTCCACGCTCACGGCCGCGCCGCCGCGGCGCGGGCGTGCATGTCCTCCAGCGCGTCGGTCGCCTGGAAGTAGGCGCCCCACTCGACCAGTTCCGTGTTCGGCAGGGCCCGGACAGCCTGGAGCGTCTGGCCGGTCGTCGCGGCCACGCGGTAGTCCACGGCGTCACGGGTCCCCAGCATCAGCTCCCGTCCGATCCTTTTCCCAGCTTCCCGTCCATGCCGGAGAGCGACGCGATCGCTTCGACCAGCGCGTCCACGGCGTCGGACGGCGCGGCCTCCCACCACGCCCGCGCGTCCTCCAGCGGCGTGTCGGTCGCAACGGCGATCATCGCCGGCTCCAGCTCGCGGGCGCCGTCCTTCGCGGCGTCCGCCAGGTCTAGAACCTCGCGGCGCAGCAGCGCGCGGAACTCCACCGTGGACCCGTCCGACAGGTCCACGGTCCCCCTCTGCAGCTCCACCTTCGGCAGCGCCATGTCGTCCCCCTGTAGGTCGCCGGCCGCTAGGCCGAGAACGTGTCCTTGGTCACGGGCCCGGTCACCTGCAGCTCCGCCGTGAACGCCACCACGTCCCCGACCGGCGAGCTGACCACGTAGGACGCCACGTAGCAGCTCCCCGTGAACCGGACGTCACCGGAGCCGGAGCCCTCCGGGCCGTAGGCGAACGTCACGGGCGTGTCGGACTCGACCTCCGCGCCCAGCACCGCGTCCGGGCCCGTGCTGGCCGTCGAGTCGAACCGGCCCGACAGCGACAGCGTGGCGTCCCGCTGGCCGGGAATGTAGGTCTTGGCCGACTGCCCCAGGCCGGACGTCTCGGCCATGTCGGCGCCCCACGTGTGGGAAACGCTGTCCAGGTATTCGGACAGGTCGACCGCGTCGAGGGTGAGCTTGCTGTTCTTGCCGTGAACCCGTGCCATCAGGCTATGACCTCCACCGTGAACGTTGCGGACAGGTAGTCGATCGCGCCGAGCGTGATCACGTCAGGCTCCGCCCGGATCACGCGCGTGGACTCCACGGCGCCGCCCAGCGTCGGGTCGGCCTCCAGGGCCCCCTTCACGCTCCCGGCGCCGGCGCCGTCCATGTATCCCGCGATCAGCTCCGCGCTCGCGCGATCGCTCGCGCGGCCGGCCATGACGTACACGGGGAAGGTCAGCCGGTCGGCGCCGCGTCCCGCGGTCAGGTCGAACTCCACGGGTTCGGGGAGCGCCACGACCGCGGCCGGGACGTTCACGGCGTCCGCCGGCCACGCCACGGGACGGAGCCCCGCGATCGTGTCCAGCTTCGTGGCGATCGCGGCCATGACGGCCCACACGTCGGCCGGCACCTAGACCGCGCCCCACACGCGGCGCAGCGGCGCGACCAGCAGCGCCACGTCCGGGTCCAGGCGCGCCAGCAGCCGCAGCTCCGAACCCGTTTCGGGGGAGCCGGCGACGCCGAACGGGGAGTCCTTGCGGCGGAACAGGCGCGTGGCCTGTATCAGCGTGGCCTGTTCGATCATGTCCGGGACCGCGGCCCAGCCCCACCTGGCCGTGACGCGGATGGCGCCCTCCCCGGCCGGCAGGGTCGTGCCGCTGTTGCCGACCAGCAGCGTCCACGGGCGGGCGTCCGCCGCGGCGTTCCGCGGCTGGAGCGTGTAATCGGTGTCCACGGTCAGCGCGCGGTCGTAGGTCCCTTCGGTGTCGGCCACGGCGACGGCCAGGTCCGTGACCGTCGCCAGGTCATCGATCGCCACTACGTAGCGGCCACGGTCCAGGTCGTATGCGGCGCTGTAGAACCGCGCCACGGCCGTGGACTCCGCTCCGAACTGGCGTCCGCAATGCTCGTCTATGGACCTGCAGGCCCCCGACAGCGCGAGCTGCAGCGCCACGTCGTCGTCCGTGTCCGTGATCCGGAGAACGGCTTTCAGCGTGGACAAGCTCACGTAGTCGGGGGCCCAGGGCATGGAGGAAAGGGGGTGTCCTCTAGCCCCTGATCAGGCCGTGAATCCGGCGAGCGCCACGTAGGCCCCCGCGTCCTGCGGCTTGCCGTCCATCCGCGCCCAGGCCGTGTACTGGACCTGGCCGAAGTGTGCGCGGCTGTAGGGGTCCACGATCACCGTGACGTCCTGGACCTGCCGGCGAATGTAGCCGAGCTGCAGGTTCCCGAACGCGCCCCAGTTGACGTCCTCCCCGGCGGACAGGTCCACGTCCGCGAACGCCTGGTCGATCACGACCGGGTATCCGAGCAGCGTCCCGCCGGGCATGTCGCCCATGCCGGACTGCGCCTGGGGGAGCCAGAGCGGCCGGCCCTGGTCGTCCTCCAGCTTCCGCAGCAGCTCCAGGCTGTTGTCGTTGAACGCCCACACGGCGCCGTCCCGGTAGTCCGGGTCAACGGAGTGCACGAACGTGACGAGCTGCGCGTAGGTGATCGCCGCCGCGGCCGGCTCGATCCCGGTCAGGCCGTTGACCAGGCCCTTCGGCTCCGTCGTGCCGGCGCCGTTCACCAGGTCGTCGGCCTGCGCGATCCGCCGGCCCATGATCCGCGCCAGGAACGCGCCGATGTCGAACGCGGAGTCCTGCAGCAGCTCCACGCTGACCCGGATCGGCGCGTCGTTCGCGCCCGCGCTCATGTACTTGTAGGCGCCGAGCGTGGTCTGGCCGAACACGACGTCCGCCTGATTCGCCGGCTCCGCGGCCTCCGCCACGACCTCACCGACGTTCGCCGTGTCGTTCACGGTCGGCCACTCCAGCGGGTTCCCGCTGGCCGTGGTGATCGTCTCCACGGCCTCCGCCACGCCCCCAAACGCCTTCATGCGCTCCGTGAGCTTCTGACGGAACTCCGTCGGGATCGTGTAGCCGCCGGCCGCGTCGGTCGTGGACTGAGCGCGCAGCTCCGCCAGGTCGGCCGGCGCGACGCCGGTCCGCAGGTAGCTGTCCCACGCGGCGCGCAGCTCCGAGTCGCCGTCGCCGTCGCCGCCCGCGGCCACCTGGACGCGCTGGCCGGGGGCCGGCGTCACGTAGGCGCGCTGGCGCGACCGCAGCTCCACGGTCCGGTCCACGGCGCGGAGCTGGCCTTCCAGCTCTTCGTACCGCGCGACCTCTTCGTCCTCCAGCGGACGCCCGTCCGCGGCGT